AAGAAATAAATTTAGGGACTTACAACACCGAAGAAGAAGCACGAACCGCATATTTACAAGCAAAAGAAATTTATCATAAAATTTAACATTTACCTATTGCTATATTAAAAAGAATAGTTATATTTGTAAAACAATTAAAATTTATATTATGAAAAACCTATTTAAAAGTTTAGCAGCATTTCAACAGGAAGTGCCAGTAATTCACAAAGGAACGCAAGGCTACGGATATTCGTATGCAGACCTTCCGAAAATCTTTGAAGTAATTAACCCGTTATTACAAAAACACGGATTAGGGTTTACGCAGTTAGTAGACAACAATTCTATTAAAACTATTTTATTTCATGTCGAAAGCGGTGAAACTATAGATAGTTGTACTTATGTTCCTTTTGATTCATTAAATTATGAAGAAGTCATCAAAGTAGATAGGCAAGGCAACGAGGTTAAAGCTAATGTAATTAAAGGATTTGAAGGAATGAATAAAGCACAGGCAATTGGTTCAATGATAACTTATTTTCGTAGATATGCTTTAAGCGCTATTTTAGGAATAGTTACTGATAAAGACACTGATGGCTCAAGCGTTAAAACAACTAATGTAGTAAAAAAGCCTACAATACAAGGTGAACGATTCTTAAAAGCAGTTGAAGCAATTAGAGCAGGTGAATTTACAGCTGAAGAGCTACAAGCGAAGTTCGAATTAAATGAAGTTCAACAAAAAGCATTGTTACTGATATGAAAATACGAGCTTCACAAATAGGAAAACTTATGAGTCTCCCCAAAACAAAAGGGGAGGTTCTTTCTAAAACTACAAAGACCTACATTCAGGAACTTGCAATAGAACATAAATACGGAATACGTAAAGAGTTTTGGAGTAGATACACGGATAAAGGTAACGAAGTAGAAGACGAAGGAATAGAACTTGTTAACGATGTGTTGAACTTAGGTTTTATTTACAAGAATGAAGAAAACCTAAACAACGATTATTTAACAGGAACACCCGACGTAAACACGAATGAAGTTTTGTTAGATGTAAAATGCAGTTGGGATGCAACTACTTTTCCTTTTTTCGAGACTGAATGCCCTAATAAAGATTATTACTATCAATTACAAGGGTACTTATGGTTATCAGGAAAAGACGAAGCCTTACTTTGTTACTGCTTAGTAAATACACCATTTCAAATTGTAGAAGATGAGGTAAGGCGAGAACATTGGAAGCAAGGGTTAATTGATGAAAACTTGGACGTAAGAGATTTTGTGCAAAAGAAACATAACTTTGACCACATCCCGAGAGAAAAACGCGTCAAGGTGTTTAAAATAGCAAAAGACGAAAGCGTGATAGAACAAATTAAAGAAAGAATAGAGTTAGCAAGAGAGTATTATAACAATTTAATTAACGAATTATGAAAGATTTAAAAGTAATGGGTCACTATTATAACGTGACAAGAGAGGATCAAATCGTCCAAATCAAAGATTTGCAAAAAACAAAAGTATGGTATGAGGTATTGCGTCAATATGACAAAAACACGATTACCGATTTTTGCTGCACCCGTGAGAGATTTAATAACCTATATCGTGAGAAAAAATGAGTAAAACAAGCACAAGAAGTAAAATCGAAGTCTTAAAAATGTGGCTTCAAAGTATAAATCCAATAAAATATATTAAGTAAAATGGAAAAGAGAGACAATTCAGGAGCGTTATTTACTAACGACAAGCGAGAAAAGGAAACGCATCCGCATTACAACGGGAAAGCTACGATTAACGGAGTAGATTATTATGTATCTTCTTGGATTAAGGAAGGTAAAAATGGAAAATTTCAGAGTTTAAGTTTTAAACCCGTTCAGGAACAAGCGAAGCCAACAGGAAGACCGCAATACGGAAAAGAATTTGACGATTTTTTAGGTAACTTATGAGAGAGCAAGCAAAAGTGTTAAGCGAAGCGAATGAAGTAACACGGGCAATGGTTAAACACTACCTACAAAAACACGAAATCAGCTTGAATGCTTTTTCAAAAGAAGTAGGTATAAGACAACCTAATCTTCACAAGTTTCTGAACGGAAGTAACCTATCGAGTAAGTCAATCGAAAGGCTTGGAGAGTTCTTCAGTAAATAACGTATTCAGATAGTTACCATTAGAACACTTACTGAATCATTTTTGGATTGTGGTAACACGGTCGGAAGGCGGAACGTAAAAAATTCCGCTTTTTTTTATTCTTTTTCTTGTTATATTAAAAAATATAATTATATTTGTTCAACAATTAAAACTATTTATTATGAAAAATTTATTTATGAATTGCCCTGAATGTGATGGTGATGGTTATGTAACAATCGATTTAAACGATACGCATATACCTTACGAACAAAATCCTGTTGACTTTACTTGTATGTCTTGTGACGGAAAAGGAGTAGCGATAGATAAAGACGAAGTAGAAGACCGTATGGGAATAATAGAAGATATGATACAAGGTATGCAAACACGAATGCGATTACATTCAGATATGATAATGACTTGTAAGAAAGGTTTGTTACACGAATTAGCGGATAAATACGTTTATAGATTAGACACTTGCGCTCGTGGTTTAGGTCGATTATTGAACTATCAAAAAAAATTGTATAAATTAGCCGAAAATTAGGCTATGAATTTAATACTGATTATAGCAGTTGCTTGGTGGTTTGTTAACTTCGAACCCCTGCAACTGCTTTTTGATTTTATATTTACTCAAATTAAAGTTACTCACTTATCCAATTACATACATTCATCGTTGGGATGTTGGAAGTGTTGGTCATTTTGGACAACTTTAATTTATTCAGGTAGCTTTCAATATGCTTGTTTAGCTGCTTTAATTGCTTTTATCGTAGATATATGTTTGAACAAATTGAACTTGAAGTAATCAACGAGATAAACGCTTCATCAGATGTAATTAAATATTCAAAGGTTAGTTTGAATAAGTTAAAAAAGATTAAGGAACTAAAAACGGGAAAAAAGGATGGCGAATGTTTCTGCTCCAATGTTCGAAGGCGTGTTTGGTTCAAAGATTTTATGTCGTGGTTTGAAAGCAATACTTGACCGGTATATAAACACGAATTACGCTGAAATACGCAAATACACTAATTATTTCTTGGTGAGAATGAATAGCATCATAACAGCCGATGTGGTAATCAATAACGCTTATCTTTACTTAGTAGATTTAAACCCCGACTTAAACACGGAAAACGAAGTTAAAAGCTATCTATTAAACACAATCAAAAAGCAAATATTGTGGAACACTTCACAATCGAATAAAGACGAATCAGTCACGGCTATGGAATACACGAATAACGAAACAAATGACGATAGCGATTTAATATATAAGATAGAACAGGAGCGCAAATATCAACTTCATAAATCCTGCATTGAAATTTATAGAAACACGATTCAAGATAGAATTAAGTTAATTATATTTGAAGCATACTACGATAAAGGTTACACTACTTCAAGAGCAATGGGTAAGTACTTCAACCTTCCGTACGTTACAGCGCATTATTGGATTAAAGAAATAAAAGAAGATTTAAAACGAATAAAACTTGAAAATGAAAATTAAAGACGAACACAAAGGAAAAGTAATTATTAAATATGATTCCGTATTGGGACAAAGACGAATTGAAGTTGATAAACTTGACCCTAAACGATTCAACTATTATCAGTCAATCGGATTAGGTTACTTATTCGAACCTGAAGCAATAAGTTACACGGGAATAGAACAAGAAGAAACCCAAGAACCAACCGAAGAAAAGCCAAAAAGACGAAGAAAAAAAAGTGAATAACATATATCTAAAAAGCGACTATTACATCGTGTTTATGAATCCAAGTAAGCATAAAAGCGAATGGAATGCTTTAAGATTAATTATGAAAGTAGCAGAGATTAATTATTGCGTGTTTATTGATTATCGATTATACGCTTTAGAAATACACGCAGTAGAAAAAGACGAATTCGAAACATATAAATATAACCCTAACTAAAATGCCAAAACCTAAACTAATAGAAACACCTGAAAAACTTTATTCTTACTTCGAAGAATACAAAGAATACATAAAGACGAACCCAAGAACTATTGACAAAGCACTACAAAGCGGTAAGATAGCCAAAGAAAGTCTAAGAGTACCTTTAACAATGGATGGATTTGAGATATTTTGCTTCCAAAAAGGATTTACAGTTGAACATTATTTCAGAAATAGTAATGATGCTTATGGCGAATATTGCGGTATCTGCTCAATTATAAAGAAAGAAATAAGGGCAGACCAAATCGAAGGCGGTATGGTTGGACAATACAATCCAAGCATAACTCAGCGTTTAAATAACCTAACTGAAAAGACGGATATTACAACAGACGGAAAAGGAATCAATGAAATAAAGGTCAATATCATAAAACCAAGTGACACAATCGAAAAGTAATTGAAACCATAAACACGGGGTGAGTATAACCGAAATATGTAAATAGTGTGCAAATCAATAAATAATAAATAATATGAGCAATTTAAATTTTGGAGAAGCTATCAAAGCTTTAAAAGATGGCAAAAAGGTTTGTCGTCAAGGATGGAATGGAAAAGGAATGTTTTTAATTTTAAACGGAGGTTATTCAGTTGATAAGGAATCAACAAGACCAGATAATTTTATTAATAAAGAATTTCTTGAAAATGAAAACCAAACGCATTTACATATAGGAAAACATATTGATATGTGGACTGCTCAAAAAAATCTTTGCGTAGGATGGTTGGCAAGTCAAACAGATATGTTAGCAGAAGATTGGTTGATAATTGATTAATGGAGTTAAACAGCACAATTATATTTGAAAAGAACTTTAGCGCACTTCAGAACAAAGGGGTGCGTTTTGTGATTAACGAGGGTGGTTCACGTTCAAGTAAGACCTATTCGCTTTGTCAATTATTAATTGTTTATAGTTTACAAAATCCGCAGAAGGTAGTTAGCATTATTCGAAAGACTTTCCCTGCTTTACGAGCAACGGTTATGCGTGACTTCTTCGAAATCCTAAAAGAACTTAACATCTACTCACAGGAACGGCATAACAAATCGGAACATATCTACACGTTCGATAATGGTTCGATAGTTGAATTCTTTTCGGTTGACGATGAGCAAAAGATACGAGGCCGTAAACGTGATGTCGCTTGGTGTAATGAAGCAAACGAATTGTATTACGATGACTT